GTAGACCAAAGAAAGATAAATCCAATGGCAACAAAGACAACTCTAAATGAATTAGATAAAAGATTATCTACCCATGAAGCAGTCTGTTCTGCTAGGTGGGATGAAATGCTATCTAGAATTAAGCGCCTTGAATATATAATTCTTGGTACAGCAGGAACAATAATATTGTTGTTACTCAATTCAACAATAAAAGGTTTTGGGTAGTGAATGTTAGAGTATGTAGCCGCCGCCAATGCCGCTTTTGCAGTGGTCAAGAAAGCAATTCAAAATGGTAAAGAGCTACATGACTGTGCCAAGAGTATCGCTAACTTTACTCATGCCCATGATGATTTAAAGAAAGCTCATAATGCAAAGAAGAATAGTATATGGACAAGTTTCTTAGGGAAGGAAGATGATGATTTAGAAACCTTCATGCACCTAGAACAATTGAAGCAGAAGGAAGAAGAATTAAAACAGTTAATGATTTATTGCGGCAGACCAGGGCTGCATAGTGATTGGGTAAAGTATCAGGTGGAAGCAAGGAAAAGAAGACAGAAGGCAGAAGCAGATAGGTTGAAAAAAATATCAGACCTAAAAGAAAATGCGTTGCTTGCAGTCGCTTGGTTAGGTGGGATCTTGGTACTTGGTTTTATAACCATAATGATTGTATGGGGTCTTGTTAAGAAGGGGGTCTTATGATGCTAGGTAAAGTATTAGATGCTTCCAAGAAACATCAAGTGTTGCCACGTGCAATGATGATCATAATGACCTACCAATATTTTAATGTAACAAATTGGTTTATGGATTTAGATTCGCCGTCAAATTCTCAGGCTGCTTTGGTATCCGTTGTCACCGGGGCAATGACCGGGGCGTTTGGTTTATGGTTAGGACATGAAGCCAAAGAACCAAAAGGCAAGGGGGTATAATGTTACAAGCATTAATCGGTCCTGTCACAGGACTACTAGATAAATTTATAGAAGATAAAGATCAGAAGGCTAGGCTCGCCCATGACTTAGCGACTATGGCAGAACGACATGGGCAGGAAATAGCACTCCAGCAAATAGAAGTTTTAAAAGCTGATGCCAAAGGTAATTGGTTTCAGAGTTCCTGGCGTCCATTGATTGGATGGATATGTGGTCTATCGCTTGGCATAAACTACATGGTATCACCTATTGCTCATGGCTTTGGCATTACTATTCCCCAGGCAGATATGTCTGTGATGATGCCGTTGATGTTCGGGATGCTGGGCATTTCCGGGATGCGAAGTTATGACAAGCACAAAGGAACTGATACTAAAAAATTAACCAAGTAGAAAGGAGGCAGCTATGCCAATGGGTAAAGGTACATATGGATCGAAGGTGGGCAGACCACCTAAGAAACCAATGTCTAAAGTTTCTATGATGAAACAGAAACTTAAAAAGAAATACGGCAAGAAGAAGGAGGCATAACTATGGCAAAGAAACCAGGTTTATATGCCAACATCCACGCCAAGCGTAAGCGAATCGCAGAAGGTAGCGGCGAAAAAATGAGGAAGCCGGGATCAGAAGGTGCGCCTACCAACAAAGCATTTGTTCAATCTGCTAAGACATCTAAGGATGCACTTAGAAAAAAGATGAAGAAGAAGTATGGCAAGAAGAAGGCATCTGCATAATGGAACATCTAGATAAGGACAGACTTCTTGCAGCAATCATCCGGGATGAAGGTGCTGTTATTAATGATGGTAAGCATACTTTGTATAAGGATCATCTAGGTTATTGGACTATTGGTTATGGCAAACTTGTAGACCCGGATCAAGGTGGTGGTCTATCAGAAGATGAAGCTATGTATTTATTACAGAATACATTGAAGGATATGTGGGAAGAACTATCTTCATCCCTACCTTGGATAGAAGAAAAGCACGAAGAAGTACAAGAAGCATTATTGAATATGTGCTACAACCTTGGACTGCCAAGGCTATTACAGTTTCAAAATATGTTAGATGCTATTGAATCTGATGATGGTGTGCGTGCATATGCTGAAGCACTAGATAGTAAATGGGCTCGCCAAGTAGGTCAGCGAGCCCATAGAATTGCAGAAGTTTTTAGGGCAGAACTCTAGTTCTTAGATAGTAACCCTACATTTGTCAGGTGTTCACACATATACTTGGCATAGTCTGTGAAGATTCCTTTGCCTTCAAATTGGAATGTGTCCTTCCCTTGTTGTAGTGCTTCTATGTAAGCATCCCTAAATGCTTCTGCTTTTGGTTTGTCAAAGTGGATTGCTTCTTCCATACTCATAGCAACTCCAATCCCCTTGGCATATGTGGATTCTTTCTTATGTGTCCACGCTTTTCTATTCTGTCCAAGGTATCTTTGATAGTAGAAGAAGCTGCAACCTTAGTGATTACTTGCTTACCTTCTATCTTACCATTTGCTATTTCCCTGTGGCTTGGAAAGATTCCATACTCGTTGAAGTACAACTGAAGGAATCCAAGCACATCCTTTTGTCTTGGTGTAAGTCCTGCTTTATTCATTGGCTTCACCCATTGCAGAAGCAGATTCATCTTGATGATGTTCTGCCGCACCAAGGTATTTGTTTAGCTTGATTCTTCTATCAAGAAGTTCAACACCTTTGGGATCTGATTCAAGGGTCTTGATATTTAGTTCTTCAAGTTCCCTTAACTTAGTCATCTTATCCCTTGGTTCTATCTTGGTAGAATCAACAACAGCTTGTTGCAAAGCATAGTATCTCTTACAATACCCTTCCATATTTGTGAAAGATTCAGGCGCACATCTAGGAATATGTAGCATAATTTCTGATGCTTCTGTTTCGCTCACCTCTTGTTCAGTAGGTGATACCACAACTTCACCTTGGTCTAACTGCTCTGCATCATTGCTAGGCTTATCTGCTTCCTTGACAGCCTTAACAATTTCTTTGGCACTTGACCCCACATCACCTATGTTGACCACCTTCTCTGCTTCTGTATGGGGTGGTGTTTCTTGGGGTGGTGTGTCATTCACTTCTTCTACAGACATAGAACCTTTGAGTGCATCCGGGAAGGCATCACGCAAAGCAAAACCACGAGCTCGCATCTGCAACATCCTATTAGGATAGCTAGTCCACGGTCCTTTCCTTCCCCATAGACCTGCCTTCTTTGCCATATCAATGCTGAACTCACCCCTGGTTTCTTGTAGTTCACCAGTCTTCAACATCCTTTTGACAATGCAAACAGCTGTCTCACCTTCAAAGGTTTCTTGTATGCCTGCAAAATCTTTGTGTGATGTGACCAATGCTAACATTGAATCACCCCACACAGCTGCCCTACCATTGATGACAGAAATATTCTGCAATGCCTGCATAGGTGCTAGTCCTATTTCAGATCCCCATTGTAATGCCACTACAATATTGTTTGGCTTACCTTGGTAATCATTAGGAACTAACCCTGACTTAGCAAGAGCTTGGGAAAATTCCATAAGCTCTGTAAGATTGGTGGGTTTAATTATCTGTGTTCCCATCTTCTTTCCTTTCCTTTAGTTTGAAGTTAATAGATTCTTGTGTCTGTCCTGTATCCACATATTTTTTCTTAGGCTTGGATACTAGTTCAGATACAATTTCGTAGGTGTTGGTCATACCATGTGTGATACCTAGCTTGTCCATCACACCTACTATTTCACCTTGCACTTCCTTTGCCTTCTTACTAAAAGCATTGGCTTCTGCACGCAGATGTTTTAGATCTGCACACATACCATCAAGATCCTTGTTGGTTTTGTGAAGGTGTTGTGAAAGATCCACAAATTCTTTTGCAGATTCTTCCACCAGGTCAGGATAGTTTTCTTCCTTGTCTATCCTTTCCCAAAAGTCAGAACAGATCTGTGCAATAACATCACACAATTCTTCATCTATTCTGCAAGGGTATAGATGTAGCTTACCATCTTGTGCCAAGACACTAATGATAGATTGATCAATACCACTACACATCATCTGTCCATTGGCTTGGATAATCCAATCAGCTTTAGGCACACCATTGTGATAGAAGTCTGTCTTGGTTTCGTGATTCACATTCCCTGAAAATTCATAGGTGAATCCATCATATTCTAATTCCAAGATTCCATTCTCAATGGTAAGTACATTGTCAAGGGTAGCACCTAGCTTTAGTTCTTTAATTCTAAAGGCTTCCCTTGGTTCGAATTGTGATAGGGTGGCTGAAGTTTTCTTTTGCAATTCATACATTGCCCAAGCTGCCACCCCATCTTGTAGGAAGTTTCCCCTATCTAATGCAGATTGATTTCTGATATGTTCAATAGATTCCACACCCCTACTAGCTTTGAATTGCTTATCCCAAACTTGTTGCCTTGTTTGAAATGCTGTCTTCTTTAGGACTAGTGGTGGCAATTCACTACACCCTAGTTCCTTTCCTGTAATGGTATGTTTAGCCATTAGGTTTCCCTTCTATATAATAATGTGGGTTGGTATTCTGTTCATAGCAGACATCATCTAATGCACATCCAATCCAAAAGGATGCCCACACAAACACCAAGAAGATGATGCCCATAAGGACACCACCTACAAACTTGAAAATTTCTAGGATAAGATCACCCCCTTTCTAAGCTACCTTGTTAAGTATTAACTTCACTTGTTGTGCAGAATATTCATTACCCCTTATGGTTCTTTCACCTAGTTCATTTAGCCTTGTGGCTATACCCCTAAGTGACATCCCCTTATCTTGTAGACTTTTTATCAGGGGTAGCTTTGCTTCTGCAAACAAGTCTGCCTTTGCCCTTCTTGTGACTAGACCTTTGGCACTAGCCTTGGACAAATTCTTTGGTGATCCAAGTGTGGTAATCTTCCTACCATCCTTGGTCATATAGAATCCTTTGTCTTTTATTTCTTTGTTGATGTTAGCCAAGGCATCCTTAGTTCTTTCTGAAATCAGATACCTTTCCACACTACTTACACCCACCATAATTGGTGTAGTCATAGGGTCTAATGGACAACCTATAACTTCTACATCAACCCTACCTTTTTGAATTTCATTCTGAAAAAAATCTAATATGTCACTAGCATTTCTGCCTAGTCTATCTAACTTGGTGACAACAAGTGTTGCCTTTTCTTTCTTACAAGTAGCAATAGCTTGTTGGAAGATAGGTCTGTCAGATCTTGTTAGCTTTCCACTAACACCTTCTTCAATAAAGAAGTCCTTTACATTAGGGTAGTGTTCCCTTATCTTCTGTATCTGATGTTCCACATCTTGCTTGTGGGTTGATACCCTTACTAATCCATAAGCTACCTTGTTCATTATGATTCCCTTTCCCATAAACTATGGGGTGGCTAATGCCACCCCACCATTTTTATTACCAACACATATAGTCTATTTGTATTGCCACCAATCCATTCTTCAGAACCTTGTGTTTGCTTACACAATCACCACCCATCACCCATTCAGACCAATAGATAACTTCATCTAGTTCTGATTCTTTGCACCTAATGGTGCAAGATTTGTATGGGATATAGTTCCTAAAGATAGGACACTTTTCTTTGCTTCTAGCTTTGCCATCATTGAAGCCACCATAATTACTAGTGGCTACAATGTACTTACTATCTGCACAGAAGATGTCTTCTTGTTTCAAAGTCATCTTACTTTGCTTCACCTTCTGTGCATCAAGGTAAGAATTAATATCAAAGCCTTCCATTAATTAGCCATCCAAAGTTCTAGTGCTTGTTCTTGTGGCATAACATTAAGGACATTGTACTTAGGATACTTAGCAATGATGTGGTCAATGTGTTGCTTAGTGATTGACCTTACACCCTTGAAGCTAAAGTATCTGATAGCCTTTGGATCTTCTGATGTTGGATCTGTGAACACAACCTTGGACTTCATATACTTTTTGAAATCCCTATGTGCCAACCACTTGTTGACTTGGGTACAACACCAAGATTCCATAGACACTTGGCTTTGACCCTTTCTGTATTCACAATAATATGTGGGGTGTTCTTCTTCCAACATTGCAGAAAGTTTTTCCCACAATCTGTGTCTAGTTTTCCACATATCTATGCCACCACTAGGTGTGAAATCATCACACCCACCATGACCTTCATTGGATACAACACCAATCTTCTTACCTTTGAAATACACACTAGCTTCATAGCAATGTGTTTCTTGTGATGCGAACTCTGCGTGTTTGAAGCCTTTAAGTTCTAGTTCATCACCGTTTTTAAATGTGAATTTGTACATAAGTACCTCCTTTTTCATAACACATACTAGTAATATAATCTGTGTTTGCTCTTGTTACAAGGGGAAAATAAATTTGTTTGCTCTGCTTTTCATAAATTTTTTATCTGATATGGTTCAGTTAATAGCGTGGAGTAAAGGATGCCTAGTAAATATAGGAACAAGAAAACAGAAGTAGATGGACACAAGTTTGATAGCTTGGCTGAAGCCAACCACTATCAATATGTACTCAAGCCACTACTAACTGCCGGGAAGATAAGCAACCTGGAAATCCACCCACGATATGAAATCATTATTAATGGTAAGAAGATCTGCAGGTATGAAGCAGACTTCAGATACATTGATAAAGAAAAGATTGGAAAGGATGGTCAAGTAGGATGCACAGTAGTGGAAGACGTGAAGGGATTCAGGACAGCTGTCTACAAGCTAAAGAAAAAACTAGTAGAAGCGTCGTATCCTGGCACCCTGATTGTGGAAATATCACCGGGAACATACCGACAAAGGTAGTTCTATCTGAAGTGTGTAAGCACTATGACTTGCTGCCAAGAGTATTGATAGCAAACAGACGTGAATATGCAGATGAAAGATGTATTGGTATTTTTATAGCACACAACATCACATTAGATAGTAGTGTGACGATAGGTAAAGTGTTCCACCGTGATCACTCAACTATCTTATTCAATATTAAAAAAGGAAATGTTCTTACAAAGGATGACAAGTGGCGGCAAGATTATAGTGCCATTGTTATGAAGATACTCCACCAATACCAGGTGTTAAAGACACAAGGATGGGTGGAATGAAATACATATCTGTATGTAGTGGCATTGAAGCCTGCACCGTGGCTTGGCATAGCCTTGGTTGGAAAGCCATAGCCTATTCAGATATTGAACCTTTCCCTCGAGCTCTACTCCAACATTACTATCCTGATGTTCCTTTGTATGGTGACTTCACCACACTCAAGGATGAATCTTGGATAGGTAATGCAGACTTGTTGGTAGGTGGTACACCTTGCCAAGCCTTTTCAATCGCAGGATTAAGGGGTTCATTGTCTGATGATAGAGGAAACTTAACACTACAATTTGTGAGGTTAGCAGATGCAATTGACAATATTCGATATGATGCTGGAAAAGAACCAGCAAGAATCCTTTGGGAAAACGTCCCCGGCGTCTTGTCCACAGAAGACAACGCCTTCGGTTCCTTCTTGGCAGGACTATGTGGATGTGACACCCCCATCAAACCGCCAAGGGATGGATGGAGCTACGCAGGTGTGGTTTCTGGGGAAAAGCGGACAGCCGCTTGGCGCGTTATGGACGCCCAATATTTCGGAGTGGCTCAGCGAAGGAGGCGGATCTTTGTGCTCGCTACAGGAGGTTCTAGAAGATGGGGTGTTGCCGACGCGTTACTACCTATCACCGAAAGCCTGTCGTGGAATCCTAGACCGTGCAGAAAAAAGGGGAAAGCCGTTACCCCCACAGTTACAGCAAGTTCTCCATTCAGTAGCACAGGAGGATCACAAGAACTCGAAGCCTACCAAGTAGTAGATTCAACAGGCTACCAAGGTGACAGAATATATAATACTGAAGATGCCTTTGGTACTTTGCCATCACAAGGTGGCAACAATGGTGGTGGTGCAGGTGGGTTGATAGCACCCACACTCAGGGCAGGATACGCCAAGTGCTACAACAACCCTGATCAGGTTGTGGGTACACTCAGGGCGAGGGATGCAAAGGGTGTAGGTTTTGATGAAGCAGAACTAAACAAGCTAGTAGTCAATGCACTTGATACAGAATGTGGTGCATCCAAACTAAACCACCAAACAATTCTTAATCATACAATTGCTTTTAATCACGATGCAGGCAAGCAGTTTAGTCCAGCTGCCACAGAAGATCTTACACCTACACTAAGGGCAAAGCCTGACCAAGGCACAGCTGTGTCTAACCCTGGTCAAGCTATCAGAAGACTTACACCAAAAGAATGTGAAAGGTTGCAAGGCTTTGATGATGATTACACCAAGATACCATTCAAAGGGAAGATGGTTGGTGATGCGCCAAGGTACAAAGCATTGGGAAATAGTATGGCTGTTCCTGTTATGAAATACATAGGACAGCAGATACAGAAAGTTTATGGGAATGAAGAAAAGTAAAGTCACACCTGATGTGGTAAGAGATCCACCTAAAGGTGAATACCAATGTCCAGGTCAACATAGTGTCTTGCCTGCTAGATCATTTGGTGATGTTAGATTCAATCAATATCCAATGACATATAGAGTGCTTGGTGTCTGTAGTAGCCACGCATCATCTTATTCAGGCACATTCTTTGTGAATCAAAGGACACTTGCAGCCATATGTGAATGTAGCCAACAAGCCATATCACATCATATGACCAAGCTAATCCAATGGGGTTATCTAGAAAAGATTAGGAATCAAGATGTGCGTCGTGCCTATGGTAAGAAGGGTGCAATATGGCGTGTGATCTATGACCCTAGAAAGGACATCATAGATTCATTCAAAGCTACACATAAAGATCCATTAATAGAAAAGGATCAAGCAGAAGACACCCTTGCTTTCATTGAAGGATCTGCGGATAAGCCTGTGGACAACTTCCTTGATAACAAGGTGGAGGTTGTACAAGGTGGGGATAGTATTAGTGAAAAGAACAAGGTGGACATTGTATCTGATAACAAACCCCAGCTAGTAAATAACTACAATAGATTAACTAATAAAGATAATATAAAGGAAAATGATTGTAAGCAGTTATGCAATTTGTATAGCAACATAGTCCAAGCCACCTATGGAAGACCTTGGAGCTATGACTTTAGGCAGATGGAACTAGCAAAGGATCTGTTAGCTGTAATGGATGTCAGTACATTTGAAGACATAGCTACCAGGTTGCTAGACAAGATGAAGCTAAACAATAAACCAGCACCACATTCATTGCTTTACTTCATTAAGATGAAAGAGAACAAGGGCAAACCAATGGATAGCCAAGCCATAGTCAAGATGATGGCGGCAAAGATGAGGTTGCCTAGATGATTTGTAAACTATTCAAAGGGTCATTTGAAAACTTTACACAAGCCATCGATAGCTTTCTTGTATGGGAAGGGTGTTGCCTTTGCCACACAGAAAAAAAACAGACCTTACCCCCCCTGGGTCTGTCTATACGTTATGGGGGTTTCCCAAAAATATTTCGGGAAATAACACTTAAACAAGGAGAAAGTAATGAAACCTAAGTACAACTTGAGCCAAGCCAAGGAAATACCAGGTAGGGATAAGCCTTATTGGGTAAAAGTAGGCATTGGTTTGGAAAAAGAAGGCAAGATCAGGATCAAATTAGATGTCCTTCCTATCCCAAACAAGGATGGAGAGATATGGTTGAACCTATTTGAGAATGATAAAGATGATGCACCTGATGGATTTATGGGTGGTTAGTATGATTACAAGGAACATCAAGAAGCTATGGCAGGGAAAATATGCGTCTGTAAGGGATGCAGACCTGCGTTTGGGTATGCACAAGGGCGGATTAAAGCTACAGCACAATGGTGAAACAATGAATCTGTCTGATGAACAATGTGAAACCCTAGTGGAAGTAAATAAAAACAAGCCACAGAATATGTATCAAAGCAAATTCAAAGGGCAATACTTCCTAGTGGATGTTGAATGGAAACCATTAACCCATGATGAAAGGCAAGGTGCTTTGTTATGAGTAAGCGAGCTGTTCCACCTATAGGGAAATTTGGTGGCGTTGGTGATATTCAGAAAAGGTTACGTGGATCAGAAATGATTTATGACAACCGGGATAACATTGCCGCCGCCTTGATGGGTCTATTTGCTGTAAAGATTACAGACATAATGGATTGGAAGAATGGTCAGGTAGTGGTTAAGGATTCTAAAGATATTCCTGAACACGCCTTGGCTGCCATAAAGAAGATCAAGGTTACACCAACCCAAAATGGTGAACAGCTTGAAATCGAACTAATAGATAAAATTAGGGTAGGTCAGATGTTGGCGAAATCCGCAGGTTTGTTGGAACGACAAGCTGTAGAAGACAAGCCTGCGGTAATGAACATTGAAATGGTTATGCCCGGAAAGGAAGTTAAGGATGAAGAAAAAAAAGAATAACTATGAAATTTTGTGGAATGTTTACCACACCATTATTGTGATTCTTTTGGCAGGAATCCTTCTTGTAGAAGTGATGGAATACCTAAGATACCCTGCTCATTTTTTTGGGGTTTGATATGGTGTATCTAAAAAAAATTTTATGCACGCATTGTGAATCTAAAAAAGCCACAACCCCCCACCCTATAAATCAAAAGGGCAGGGTTTGTAGTGATTGTTGGTTGCACCTAACCATTAGATTCTTACAAGCTGCACGAAAGGAAAGTTATGCAGAATACTAAATTTGATTTTTCTAACAGTCCTACAATAGCAAACTTTTTGCAGGACAATTCGTTTGTTCGGGGAATCATGGGACCGGTGGGGTCCGGGAAATCTTTTGCCTGCTGTACAGAAATTTTGAAGCGAGCCATCCAACAAAAGGCTAGTCCAAGGGATGGGATAAAATACACAAGATTTGCAATTGTCAGAAACACCCACCCTATGCTCAGAACCACAACGCTCAAGACATGGTTAGAAGTAGCACCTGAACATTTGTATGGACCGGTGAAGTATGCACCCCCAATTACCCATCATATTAAAATGCCAAGCCGTGATGGAGCGGCTGGGATAGACTGCGAAATAATTTTTCTTGCATTGGATGACGCTAAAGATGTGCGAAAACTTCTTAGCCTTGAACTCACCGGGGCGTGGGTCAATGAGGCTCGTGAGCTCCCGGTTGCAGTCATACATGGCTTATCACACAGAGTGGGGAGATACCCTAGTAAAAATGATGGAGGACCGTCTTGGCGTGGCGTCATCCTTGATACAAACCCTATGGATGATGATCACTGGTATT